CATGGGCTATCGTCTCCGCGCCGGAGAACTGGCGCATGAGGCGGCACTACTCCACCGCAGCGTGGGCGCGTGAGCAGTACACCGACCGCTGGAATGATTGCCCGTACTTTCGGGATATGGTCGAGCGCGGTGAAATTCCAGCGGATTACATCGGTCGCCGCACCGTCATGATCCACGCGCCAATCAAAGGGACTGTGCTTTTGACCGAGGGCTATCATTTCACCGTGGACGATGAAGAAGGGAGACAATACCTGTGAGTAAATCTTGGACGCCCGAGGAGCTGGCCGCTGCCAGTGCCGCGATGAAAGCGGAGGGCCACATGAGCTACGAGGAGTTCTGCGCCGCGCCGGTGCTGCGGTTAGAGTACCGTGGCCGCGACAGCTGGGATCGCCCCGTCTACGAGTGCGACGGTCGGCTCTATGTCGATGTCGACCCGCGCCGGAGCAGACCGGCAGACATCTGCACGAAGCAAGGCAACGCCTTTGACGGCGAGCCCTGCGACCCTGTGCCGGAGGGAACGATCATTGAGTCTGTTCCAGCACGGGACACATGGGATTTTTGAAAGGAAAGCGCAGCGGCCACGCGCAAGCACCTCTCTCGCCGCCGTAGGCGAGTTGCAACACCACCTTTGCGGCGTGGGAGGGTAGACGCCCACCAAGAACAGAAAAAGCGCCACAGCGCCGCGAAAATGCGAAAGCGCCAGAAAACAGAAAAAGCCCCCTCGACAGGACGTAAAATCCTGCGAGGGGGCTTTCATTATGCGGGGCGGTGTTTAGATGGCGGGGCTATCAATGCTGCCGTCGTCCTCCGTATCGGTCTGAAAGTTCTTTGCCTTGGCCGCTTCAAAGGTGATCCCGCCGCGCTTGTGGTCGGATTTCGCAAGGGACAGATAGCCGTTCGCTCCGGCGATGATGATGGCCTCGCCGACGCCGGTGGCCGCAGTCAGCCACGCAGCGGCGGCGGTGTAGCCGCTCTTGATGCACAGGTACATGAGGAACAGGCATTCCTGAACGATCAGCAGACCGGCCAGCATTGCCAACAGGCACACGACCTTGCTCCACTCGACCTTGCGCTTCTTCGCGGCTCTGCGCTTGCGCTTTGCCATCAGTTCAGCCCGAATTTCTGGGCGAAGCGGTAAAGCACCGTTGCAAACTGCTCACGGGTCAGGAAATCCTGCCACATGAAATTGGCTTCACCGTTCGGAAGCGTGTTGCCGCCGACCAACAGGCCACTCTCGGTGACGAACTTCCGGCCATCCGCGCTGAAATTGCCGCAGTCATTATCCTGAAGCTCGGCACGGTAGGCGGCCATAGCGACCTTGAACATTTCGTTGAACTTATCCTGTGTCATCTCGGGCATACTTTCTTCCTCCTTGACGAGATCCCAATTTGGCCGGCCGTAACCGGCGATGTACTTTGCGTTGCGAGGGTAGCTCTTGTCGCGGACACAGCCGCCGTTCGGAACGACGCCTGCAGCGCTGGAAGTGTTACCCTCGATCGTGTAGACCCTGTCGGCGGTCACCTTCTCCACGATGCCGGTATGATACGAGGTATCGCCGCCATCGTTGGTGAAAAATATCTGATCGCCGCGCTGCGGTCTTGAAAAATGCTCCGGCGTTTTTGTAATAACGCATGGAGTAGGTGCAACCTGCACCGAGGCCCTTCTCCGGCTGGTAGGTCATAGCCATGCCAATCGAAAGGCCCAGTGTGTAGATGTAGCAGTAGTCCGCGAAGCAGTCGCACCAGGCATAGCCGTTCTTGGCACCGTTGTAGACTACGCCGAGGCCATCCAGGAAAGCGGCAAACTTGTTCCAGTTGTTGCTCCCGGGATTTGCCGTCTTATCCTCCAGCTGCGAGTTGGTGGCCTTTTCGATGTAGCCAATTTCGCTGCGGGCGGTGGCAAGAACACGGTCAATAGCGTTCATAGGTCATTCCTCCTTGGGGGCGGCAGGGGTTTCCTCGCTCTCACCGGCAGGCAGCGCAGCGGGCGCAGCCTCCGCCCCAGGTGTCGCGGTGGAGAGCATATCTTTCAGCTTTTTCAGCACATCGACGGCATAAGCAGTAAAGGCCGCGAGCATCGCCAGCGATACCGCCGTCATCAGGTTCACGGTCTGCCCGTCGACCTCTACCACCATCAGATCGGGGTTGAGATATCCGGCAAAGTAGACCGCGATCA